ATGACCAACGTTTAAGAATGGAGAGACAATAATATGACTAAAGAAGATTATAACGAAGTACCAGTAGAATTTTGCAGTAGGGCAACATGTTGTTCTTTAAATATTAAAGAGGGTGAAGATGGTGAAGTATATTGCGATGATTGTGGTGGACTAAAGATTAGTAAGGCACCAGTTGCAGTTTGGGAGGAGTATTGGATTATGGCCCATGGAGAGAAGTTACTTAATATGAAGAGATATGTTACAACCAAAGGCACAGACTAATACTAACAGGGCGGTCATTAATTGTACTAGAGAAAATCTATGTGAGCAATGGCTTAAGTTTACTAAAGAACTACATGGTTTATCTGAAGGTGAAATGGTTCTTGCTGGAAAGTTCTTAGACAAGCGTATAGAGCTAAAAGAGAAGATTACAGACGATGAATTACTTGACGAATACTTACAGTCCACTAAGGTAAGACAGGCCATTAAAGAGGCTGCAAACGTCAAGAATACAAATGTCTTTCAGAACATGTTAAGTAATCTTAGAAAGAAAGGCTTCTTAATTGAAGGTGATAGAATTAATAAAGCATTCATCCCGAATATAAGTGGTGATGCTAAGTTTTTTAAGGTAGAGATAATATTTAAAATAGATGGATAAAGTTCTGGCGGGTGTAGTGAAAGATATAGCTAATAAACATTTATTGGATATCCAGGAAGTAGAGCGAGTGTTGGCTATGCCTTATAAGATGATGAGAGAGCGCATACAGGAGTTAGAACTTAAAGGTCATTTATATAATGAGGTTGAGAGTTTAAAGATTAACTTTAACATGCCAGTTCTATTTAAAATGTATTTAAATCAGTATAAATTAAATTTATTAAACGGAAGAAAAGATGACAGTAGCGAAGACACAGAAGATTGAAGCATGTTTGCCATTTAATTATATGTTTTTAACATGTAATAAAAAGAGTAATGTTAGCAAGAGTGGTTTAATATTATCTACAGTTGACGTAGTTGATGTTAAACAAGATGTAATTAAGATTGGAGATACAGTAAGGATATTTAAACCTGGGTATACAGTTGAAATAGATCCAAGACCATATTTGGTTAAGGATTGGGTAGATCAGAAGAATCCAACGCTTAATGAAGAATTACATAAAAAGACAGTGCGTATTGCATGGCCTATTGAAGAAGTTGATGGAATTGAAGTAATGGTAGTTCCAGATAACCATATAAGAATGTATTGGAAAAACGGTTTAGAATAACCACTCCAGTTGGAGAGTATCACTGGATCGACTCTTCGGAGTTTAAATATAATCCTTGTCGGGTTTTGGGTGTAACTGAGCCATGCGAGTCTTTAATAGGACTGTAAGGAAACCCTTTTAAAACAGTCGTGCACGGTCTAGGAAGCCGTGCTTTTTTTATGGAATAAAAATACGTATCTTTGTACACACAATTTAAGAATAACGTAATGATCACGAATGATGAAATCACTTGGTTAGGTTTTACTAAAGTAGATAGTTGGTCTACAGATATAACTGATTCATATGTATATAAAGTTAATAGGTATGATAAACCCAGGAATACCATTAATCTATATAGATTAGATCGGTTAATAGGCACTGACTATTTAGAGTTAAAGTCAACATTACAGAGAGAGACAGATTTTCTTATGCCATTGATGTCATTTAATGGAGAAGTAGAGGATATAGATTCTTTGTTTGAATTATTTGAATCATTCAGAGATCATAATAGAAATATTTAATAATTAATATGGAAGAAAAATTAAAAATTGAAATTGATCTAAATGTTAGATGGAAAGATAATCCAAGTGAATATAATAAAGCGTATAGGATAAAAAATAAAGAAAAATTAATTGTTAAGAGCAAGGAATATTATCAAAATAATAAAGAAAAGATAAAAGAACAGCAATTATCAGTGGCCGATTCTATTAAAATTAGAAATAAACAGTATACTATAAAAAATAAAGAAAAAAATGCACAAAGATATCTAAGAGATAAAGATAGATTAAAACAGTTAAATTTAGAATGGCAGAAAAATAATGTAACTAAGATAAAGGCAAAAACAAAAGAATATAGATCTAAAACAAAAAAAATAAGAAATAAATCAATAAAGGAAAGATGCTCTATTGATCCAGTATTTAAATTGTCTAGGTTAATAAGATCTACTATTAGAGCAATATTTAATAAAAAATCTATAGTAAAAAATTCAAAAACAGAAGTTATACTTGGATGTTCATTTTTGGAATTTAAAAATTATCTAGAATCTAAGTTTGAGTCATGGATGACATGGGAGAATTATGGAAAGTGGAATGGAGAATTAAATTATGGCTGGGATATAGATCATATAATACCATTAGCAAGTGCAAAATGTGAAGAAGATGTTCTAAAATTAAATCATTATACCAATCTTCAACCATTATGTTCTCATACTAATAGATATATTAAACGAGATAAAATAGAATACGATGCAGCTCCTACAGTTTAATAAAGACTCATATGATGTAATATTTACCGAGGAGTGTACGGTTCTTGTTCCATTCAAAAAAATACTAGAGCGGGATCGTTCTAAAGACAAGAGCACTGCAATAAAAGAAATATCGTTTGTGTATTTTTATGCTGATATTACTTCCCCTTATCAATCTATATTAGTAGATAGTGAACGCTGTGAAGAGATTAAAAAGGATATAGAACTTCCTTCCAAATGGAAGATTGATGCAACCATCACTGGAGCAGTAGAATTCTATAAAGAAAAATCCAAAACAGCAGTTCATCATCTATATACAGCAAGTATGACGGCGGCAGCAGCTGTAAACGATGTTTTAAGCGATGCTAAGGCACTTATAGAAGCAAGTGATGATAAGATAAAGGCTGTACAACAAGTGGTTGGAGCGTTAGAAAAAGTACCCAAAGTGATGACTTCGCTTAGAGCGATAGAGAAGGAGTTGTTAAGGCAGATTGAAGATAAGGAGGGCAAGAAGATTGGAAGTAAATCATTTGCTCTATATGAGGAAGGAATAACAATAGATTAAATTAACTTAATAAATATATTTAAATGGAAAGTAAATTTGGAATTAATGCTAATGTTTTGATTCAATTATTTGATGAGAATGGAAACCTAAGTGATACTCGTGAGATTCATAACACAGTTACAACTGCTGGTAAGGCTGGCATAATGGATCAAGTATTAGCTGCGCCTACATTAAATAAGATTGGTTGGATGGAAGTTGGTACTGGAACTGGTGGTACAACTTTGTTAGCTTCCTATATATCTGGGAGTAGAGTTGCATTTACATCTAAAACAAGAGGTACAAATATTATTACTGTAGTTGGAACATTTCCTGCTGGAACTGGAACTGGTAGTATTACTGAAGCTGGAACCTTTGATGTTGTAACTCAAAACACTGCCAACATGTGGATGTATGCTAGCTTCACGGCAATCCCCAAGGGAGCAAGTGATTCTCTAGTTATAACATGGACATTAACAGCTAATTAGTATATGATATTATTATCTGCCAACGACACATTGGCTGCTGGTGCATCTGTTGCCACTCAATTAACTTGCACTGTATTTGGAATGGAGTTAGCTTCTGGTGTTGAAACTTATAAGGTTTTAGATCAGAGGCAACTTGCATCCTCTCCAGCAACGATATATACAGCAACTGCGAATGGGCCAACATTCATAAGATCAATATGTATAAATAATAATGATACCATAACTAGAACATTCAGATTGTTTAGGGCTGGTACGGCTGCTGCTAATGCAATAACACCCAACTTTAGTTTATTGCCTAATGGCTGTGCTATATATGAGGATGCTTTAGGTTGGACATTTTACAATTCTGCTGGACAATTATTAACATCAGTGGGTTCACCAGTTTCTGGTGATGATCCTAACTATGGTATTAGTGGATCGTTTGCAGAAACTATTGATAGAAGTGTTTGTCCTGAAGTTAATACTACTCTTACAACAACTGGTCAAGTCTTTTGTCAGGCATTATGGCTTAATGCAGGTATAACAGTAACTAATATTAGTTTTTATTCAGCAACAACGGCAGCAAGTGTGCCTACACATTATGTTTTTGCTCTATATGACATTAATAGAAATCTACTAGCAACCACAGCAGATCAAACATCTACAGCATGGGGCGCTAATACATTAAAAACATTACCTGTAACAACGCCATATTTAGTATCGACTACTGGGATATATTATTTAATGGTTTCAGTTGTTGCAACTACAGTGCCTACATTTAAAGGTGGAACAGCAAGCACTGGAGCACAATTAGCAGGTCAAGCACCAATAATGCATGGTATATCAAGTACAGCATATTCCACAGGAACAGCTCCTTCAACACTAGGAACATTAACAGTTGGAACTACTAGTGTTTGGGCTTGTGTAACTTAATAGTGAATGGCTAGACTTAATGCAGCATTAGAGGACTTTAGTAAAAGAGGACAGTCGTGGGATCACTTCTGGCTTGATTCATCTAGTGGTGGATCTGTTTTATCTAAGAATTTATCTGATAGTATAACGCTATCGGATAGTTCCTCTGATACTGTATCATATATATTATCAATAGTAGATAATATAACTCTGTCTGATTCAATATCTGATGTAGCATCGTTTAATTTATCTATTAGTGATTCAATATTATTATTGGATTCTAATTCAAATTCAGAACAATTTAAGTTATCATTATCTGATGGTGTAACTTTATCAGATGTAAATTCAAATGTATTTGCATTTAATAAAGCAATAAGCGATACTATAACTATTTCTGAATCAAGTAGTTCGAGTACATCATTCACCTTAAGTCTATCAGATGCAGTTACGTTAGTTGATTTATTAGGTGAATCTGAAACTTTTAATATAACACTAAATGACTATATTAATCTAACAGATTCTAATACATCACAATCATCATTTAATGTGTTGTTATCTGATTCAGTCACTATATCTGAGTCACAGTCTGTTACAAAAATTATAGAAAGAAGTATATCTGACTCTATAATATTATCTGACTCTATTTCAGATAGTTTTGCTTTTAGTATTTTATTAGAAGACTATATAGTATTATCAGATAATATTTTAAGTAGTAATGAGTTTATTGTATCGTTGTCTGACTCTATAACTATATCAGATCATGATCTTGAGAATTTCATATTAAATCTAGAAGCTGCAGCTGAGTATAAGAGACTTAAGAAGATTATACAAAAAAAATTATATGCATTAAATCGTAGGGATAGTAAAAGTTACTATCAAGGTGGATTAGGGTATATACATCTAAATGGATGGGATAAATAGATAAAACATATATAATATGCAGAAAGAAACTAATATAATTAATTTTAAGATAGATGAATTCATTGATGGTACTGGTGGTTGGACTTATGATGGCAAACATTATGATGACCAGACACTTAGGCTTGCTGCTGAAGGGTTAGAGATATTTGACATACCATTGGCTGGAATAGATTTAGCAACTAAACCATGGACATTAAATAACTTTAGATGGATAATTTATCATATGAAGAGAATCAATGATGCTAATTTAGATTATCCAATAATATTAGACCCAGATGGTACAATTATAGATGGTTGGCATAGAATCGGTAAGGCAATGATTAATGGAGAACAAACCATTAAGGCTAGAAGATTAAGAGTAATGCCATCTCCAGATAGTATCACAACTATTACAAATTAGAATGACTGAAGAGAAAATTGTTGAATATATAAAAACGAATTCCTACCAGACCAAACTAACAGAAGAATTGAGGTCTTCTCTGTCCAAAGAAGTATGGGGAGATTTGTGTGAATTCATTGAGTCAGTGCAGTTTATAAACTGGCTAATTCAGCCTGAAGAAGTTAGAGGGTATGCAAAGGATAGACCTAGAGATAAAGATGGAAAGATAATTGTTGATTTAACTAAACCTCATATCCTGGAGGATATGGACTACTTCAGAGAGCGTGCGTTATTCTTCGAGAAGCATGGCAAATACACTCACCTACGACCTAACCCAAATCCACGATCTGAATATAGTAAATTCTGGAAAGAAGAACTTATAAAATGGAGAGATGGAGTTATTAGACCTAGTGATGGTGAATGGATTCCTGGAGGGTTTTATTTCTATTTAAACTACAGCCCAATCTGGATTAACGTAGAGGCAGAGAAAAAATCCAATAGCAAGAAAGTTAAAGGTATTCGTAAGCGTCACTTTCCCAATGCATGGCTTGGTGATTATTTATTCTTTCACTACTTAGATCAAGCCAAAGAGAATGGTGCTCATGCTAAGATGCTGAAGACCAGGGGTGTAGGTGCATCGTATAAGCTTGCATCTTTATCTCCACGTAATATGTATATTGAGCCAGGGTTGCCCAACTTCCATTTGGCTTCAGATAAGAGTTTCCTTGATGGAGAGAAGGGTGTTTATGGTAAGGTTATTGACTGTTTAGATTGGATTGGGGATAGTACTCCGCTTCCTAGAATGAGGTTGGTAAACTCTCCTCGGTCTAGAGAAATACAATTGGGATATCAAGATGGCGATACTCGTAAGGGTCTTAAATCATCTGTATATGGTATCTCCCTAAAGGATAACCCAGATAAAGCCCGTGGTATTCGTGGGCCACTTATACATTATGAAGAAGATGGTCTATTCCCAGACTTAGAAAAGGCTTGGTCTGTTAATAGAAAAGCTGTAGAGGATGGTGATGTTGTCTATGGGCAGATGGTTGCGTTAGGTTGTCTTACGAAAAATAATAAAGTTTGGGATAATAATGGCAATTTAATATCAATAAAAGATTTAAATCCAGAAAATGGTATACTTGGATATGATTGTAAATCTGGACTTGTTTCAAAAGAAAAGATAACGTATTGGCAACCACCAGCAAATAAAGAATGTGTTAGGATTGAAACTAATACTGGTAGATTTATAGAATGTAGTTATGATCATCCTATATTATGGAGCACTCAAAAATTTGGTGTTACAACCGAGGGCACTAGAATTGATGGTATAAGAGATAGAAAATTCAAAAAGAATGCAATATTCAAAGAAGCAGAATTAATAAAAATTGGCGATCAAATTGCCACTATAAATGAAGTACCAATTAGTTCTAATAAAGAATTATTTAATCCTAGATTAATTGGATGGTTAATAGGAGATGGAAGTTATGGGATTAACAAGACTCCTATTTTATCAAATTGCGAACCAGAAATAAATAATTATCTTCATAATATATTACAAAATGAAGTGGTAACAGAAAAAACTTATGTTACGAAACTAGGCAAGATATACGAGGAGAATAGAATAAAAGGATTATGTGGCGAATTAAGAAGTATTGGTATTTATGGACAAACTAAAAACAAGAAAACGTTACCAATAGATATACATTCATATTCATATAATTCAATAACAGAATTACTGGGTGGATTTTTCGATACTGATGGATATATAACTAAAAATGGTGTAATATCATTAAGTTGTGCATATAAAAATATTCTTTTAGAGGTTCAATTATTATTACAAAGATTAGGAATACATGGAAATATTTTATTTGTTAAGCCAGATCTCTCGAATCCCAAAAGCAAGAATGGTCACTTTAATCTTGAAATAAAAGATAAGGATAGCGTTTTAAATTTTGTAAAGCATATAAAATTATACCCACAAGAAAAACAAGATAGATTAAATACTTTTAATAATTATTATTTAAATAAAAAGTCTAGAAATTCCAACAATTTAAGTGGAATTAGATTTGAAAGAGTTGTTAAAATTGAAAATATAGGATTACAACCAGTATATAATTTAACTGCTGGAACCACACATACTTATATAGGCAATGGGATTATAACTCATAACACTGGAGGTACTGAAGGCGCCGATTTTGAGGGTTCTGAAAAGTTATTTAGAAACCCATTAGCATATAATATCTATGGAATACCAAATGTATTTGACAAGAATACAAATGGAGAAACTCTATGTGGGTTCTTCTGGGGGGCTTACCTTAATCGTGCTAGATGCTATGATCTAGTTAACGGTGAGCCAGATGTTATAAAGGCTCTTGTTGAGATATTAGAGAATAGATTTATTATAAAATATAATGCATCTGATCCAAGTGTAATTACACAGACTCTTGCAGAGGAACCATTAGTTCCGTCAGAGGCAGTAATGAGAACTAGTGGAACTATCTTCCCAGTATCAGACTTGAAGGATTATAGAGACTCGGTTAGGATACAGGGACAGAGATATTTCGATACACATTATGTTGGTGATCTAGTTTCTACTGGAGCGAGTATTGAGTGGAAGCCTAACGATAGTCTATATCCAATAAGGAAATTTCCTATTGGCACAGATAAGCCAGAGGGAGCTATTGAAATATTTGAGATGCCTAAGACTGGTTCGGATGGAAAGGTTGATAATCAACGATATATAGGAGGTATTGACCCTGTTGATGATGATGCAGCTGGAACAACATCTCTAACATCTATATTTATATTTGACTTATATACAGATAGAATTGTGGCTGAGTATACTGGGAGACCTAAATTTGCCAATGATTTCTATGAGATATGCAGAAGATTGCTTATCTTCTATAATGCAAAGGCTAATTACGAGAATAATAAGAAAGGTATATTTAATTACTTCGATCAGAAAAGATGTTTAACACTCCTATGTGAGACTCCGCAGATCCTTCGTGATATGGAGTATGTTAAAGGTTCTAGCTATGGCAATAAGAGTCTGGGTACCAATGCCACTAATCCTATAAATACCTGGGGTAGAAGACTCCAGCGTGACTGGCTTATGTCTAAGGCATACGTACAAGATGAAGACTCTGATGGCAATCAGATTGGCGAGAAGTTAAATATGCACTGTACTAGAAGCATAGCATACGTTGAGGAGCTTATTGCTTGGAATATAGATATAAATGCAGATAGGGTATCAGCAATGGGCATGTTAATGATATACAGAGAGGATAGACTTAAGTACATTCAGAACAAAGATAAGAAGAATAGTGACGATGACTTTGATGAATACATAGATAAGAATTTTCAGAATGCATTTCAAGGGCAAAATAGCTATGAAAAGTGGTCTGTGGATTTTTAACTATAGCCATTGTTAACCATATTAACGTAAATTTGTAAACTTATAGAAGTAATAATATGTCTACACAAACATCTGGATTTCCCAGACAAAAATTACCGTCTTCTAAGAAAAACCAAGATTGGCGTAAGGCACATCTAGATTGGGCAGATAAAAACAGTTATCTATTTAACTCAAGTGTTCGTAGATCACTGAGAGGCAAGAAGATAAACTATGATTTATTCAATGGTATTCTACATGAAGAGGATATGAAGAAGACTCTTAATCCTATGAATAAAAGGGTTGGGCTAATACCTAAAGATATACAACATTATTCAATCATTAATAATCCTCTTAATGTCCTTATAGGCGAAGAAAGTCGCAGGAGACATGATTATATTTGTAAGATTTGTAATGAAGATGCTATATCATCCGTAGAGGAAGGGAAGGTCAAGGAGGCTCAGGATAGAATAATGCAAATTATTACAGATGAGAAGCTTTCTGACGAAGAAGCAAAACAAAAAACTGAAGAAGTACAGCAATATTTTTCATTTAACTGGCAAGATCTTAGAGAAAAGAGAGCCAACTGGTTATTGAAACATTATATCAAGGAGTTAGAGTTTGATGTTAAAATGAATCAAGGATTTAAGGATGTACTTATTGCATCTGAAGAAATCTATCAATTTGATATCAGAAGTGGAGAGCCAGTGATGGAGTGCTTAAATCCACGTAAGGTCTATACCTTAAGAAGTGGCTACTCTTCCAAAATAGAAGATGCAGATATTATTATACTTGATGATTACTGGGCTCCCAGTAAGATTATAGATGTATACTACAATGAACTTAAGGATAAGGATGTAGAATACATTGAGGACATAAGCAATGCAAACTTAGTCCAGACAGATGAGATGGGTAATATTGACGAAAGAAACTCATTCTTATACTCACCATTAATTACCGACGACAATCTAGAGAATTCTGTTGACACATTTGTGTGGATGGGCAATAATTTTGCTGGTCTACCAAACTCATCATATGTAGATAATATGGGTAATATTAGAGTTTTAAGATGTTACTGGAAATCAAAAAGATTAGTTCAAAAAATAAAATCCTTTGACCAACAGACTGGCGAAGAGATGTTCTCATTTAAAGATGAGTCATATAGAATAGACCCATTTATTGGAGAAGAGTCTGAGAAGTTGTGGATCAATGAGATATGGGAAGGCACCAAGATTGGCAAGGAAGTATATATCAATATGCGTCCTAAAACCATTCAATACATGCGTTTAAATAACCCATCTCAATGTCACGCTGGGATTATTGGTCAGGTATATAATACTAATCAAGCCAAGCCAATATCACTTGTTGACAGGATGAAACCTTATCAGTATATGTTTGATGCAGTTAAGGATAGACTAACTAAGACTATTGCGAAGAATTATGGCAAGATTCTGGAGTTAGATAAAGCTAGAATGCCAGCAGGATGGGATTACCAGAAATGGTTGTATTTTATCGAGCAGGATAACATTAGTGTTGTAGATAGTTTTAAAGAGGGTACCAAGGGTGCAGCTACTGGTAAAATTGCTGGTAACTTTAATACATCGGGTAGACCATTAGACCTAGAAGTTGGCAATTCAATTAACTTATATATCCAGTTATTAGACTATCTTAAAGAAGAGATGTTTGAAATATCTGGGGTGTCAAAACAACGTCAAGGACAGGTTGACAATAGAGAAACTGTTGGTGGTGTAGAACGTGCCATTTCAAGTAGCTCACACGTCACTGAAGAGCTTTTTATGATACATGATAATGTACGTAAGCGTTGTTTAACTGCGTTGCTAGAAACGGCTAAAATTGCCCTAAAAGGACGTAATAAGAAATTGCAGTATATTACCGACGACAGAGTGATGACAATGCTTGATGTTGATGGTGATGAGTTCGCAGAAATGGACTATGACATTATTGTCGATAATGATATGGCAGATGTTGAACTTAAACAAAAACTAGAACAACTTGCACATGCTGGGTTGCAAAATCAGATGATTTCATTCTCTACAGTAATGAAGATATTTACTGATTCATCGTTGACTTCTGTAATGAGAAGAATCGAGAAGGATGAGGTATCAATGCAACAGAATAAACAAGAAGAAGCTAAACAGCAACAGCAACAAATGCAAGCACAGATTGCTTCCAATGAAAGAATGGAGCAAATGAAGATGCAGATTGAGGATCTTAGAAATCAAAGAGATAATGACACTAAAATTCAGGTAGCTCTTATTGGGCAGCAAATGCCACCAGAAGAAGATGATACTTCAGAATACGAGAAGATACAAATACAAAAAGAAAAGATTCAGCAAGACTTTGATCTAAAAATGAAGGACTTAAACGAAAAGGGTCGTCATAACTTAGCAGTAGAATCTATACAAAGAAGTAAACCACAAACATCTAAAAACTAAAAATATGTCAGAAATAACAGCAGCAGCAAAGAGGCAGTATGAATTAAGTTTACTAATATTAGAGGAACTTAAAAAAATTACAGAATTACTTCAAAACCCTCCAGTTTAAAATAACAATTAAAATGTAAACTATGAACTTTCTCTCACAGTATTCTGGTGACATAATGTTTGTCATTGGATTGATTAGTGTTTTATACACAGTTTTTAAAAATTCAAATAAACCTCATGAAGATTTAAAAGAACAACAAATTAAATCTGAAAAGGATATTGAAAACAAAGCTACAATTTTGGCTCAGAAAGAGCTAGAAACCAAGGCTTTAGTCTTAGCAGAACAAGTTAGAAGTAAAAATGAAGAGTCTGATAGGCGTTTTATGGAGTTAGGTAAACGTATAGATACATCTATATCTTTAGCTCAAAATCACACCCACTCGATAGGCGTTCAGGTTGATGGCTTAACTGCACTTGTTAATACAATGAATTTAGATATAGCAAGATTAGGGACAATAATTGAGGAGCGATTCCCAAAACATAATAAACATAACCATGAGTGATTTAATAATATTTTGTAGTTCAAATAGTAAACAGACAGGTGTTACTATTCAAGACAAAACTGATTGGGGTCTAGTTGGTGGATCACCATCATCGCTTACTAATATCATAGTAAATCTATATGGTACCAGTTTAACATCTCCAGTGTCGTCTTATCGGTTATCTTCAGCTGAAGAGTTATTATTTGTAGAAACTGGTGAAGTTGATGTTGTCTTTAAGAATCTTAATGGCATCACTTATCTTGATGATGGATGGTGGACAATTAATATAACCACAAACTCAGGAGCCAACTCTAGCAATTATGCAGGATTTGGTGTTTGGGCCAATATAAAATATGCTGTATTTAGTGAGATTAACTCTCTACACTCACCAGAAGACATAAAATATAATGCTGAACGTTATTGTTTGCTTTCTACGTGGCTACAGGGGTTGCAATATTTAGATACTACAAACATCAATTCTAGGGGTATAAAGTTTATGAAAAGATTAGTATCTTTGCAAAAGATGCTTTTAAAGATATAATATGATTACACAGTCTATATTAAACTCAGAATTTGATCTTTGCAAAAGGATATACTTATACTATTGGGATAAGGTTGCTAACTTTATATCCATTGGTAGCGATGAGTATATTACTTGGTATAAAGATTTAAATTGTCTCCATTTTATAAGTAACGCAATAAAGTCAATTGATTTAATTGATGGCGAATTATATATAGGAGATACTCTTATATCAGAAGATGATTTTGGTAAAATGACTTCATCTATGCGTGAGTATATAAATTATGAGTTAAGAGATACTGTCTATACATTTGTTGATGCAGATAAGGATGAAGAGACAACAACTCCACCAATCGTTGTTGTATATAATAATCAATTCCAGGATTGGAGAGCAGTTACCATTACAGTCTTATATGACGACGTTAACGCCCTAACATTGCCATTTAGTCTATCTCAAGTAGACCCAGAGGCAACAAGAGTTACAGTTAATGATAACGATCCAATACATCTGACACAACCAACTGAAGAGGGTTGTCACATAGTAGGAAGTACTCTTTATTGGCATACATATTATAACCTGAAAGCTGGAGATAAAGTTTTTATTCAATACTTAATAACTGTAACTCAATAAATGGAATTTAGAAGCATACGACAAACATCACATATATCTGGACAGAATAGAAATCCAGGTGTTGGCGAGCATTTGAAATTCCTTCAATGGGATAATACTGCTAGTAAATTTAAATATACTACAGTTAATGCTATTGGGCCAAACACAAAGACAGACAATGGTTATGTTTATAGTGGAGATACGTCTACTGGTGCATCATATATATGGAAGCTAGATATAAATAAAAACCCACTATGGCGCAAGGAGGATTTTCTAGTATCTGCAACTAGGGTTGGCAATACTGCTCATTTTGTGATGAATGACAGCGCTACTAAAATATTGCCATTAGGAGCATTAGCTTGGGAGAATACTTTTCCAAGCAGTAGTATTACGCTCCCAGGAAATACTAAGGTACTGTTTGATGATAATGATACTATAGGTGGTGACTCTTCATTTACATTTGATAAGACTAACAAGCTCATAAACCTAACTGCCTTCACTGGCATACAGGTTAAGAATAATGCTGACTCACTATATAAAGGAGTCCTCCAGTACTTCGGAAATAAGAATTTATTGTTGGCACATGGTACAACTAGAAGTCAATCTTGGGGTGCAAATCTTATAAATAATATCTTTATTGGAGACAATGCTGGTGGAGGTTCTACTGTAGCTCAGAATAATGTCATTATAGGCCATTTAGCTGGCTCTAACACCTCTAATAGCATACAGGGTAGTGTCTTTATAGGTAATTATTCAGGACGTCTAGAAACGTCTAATAATGCCTTCTATTTAGGTAACACTAATTATGGTACATTAAGTGATTATAAAACCAAGTCTTTAATGTATGGTGACTTTGCTAATAATTGGTTAAGAGTCAATAATAGATTAGAGGTAGGTCAAGAAGTTAAGCTTGGTACATTCAATATAAATAACACTCCATCTTGGGGTATGTTGCAATTTGTGACTACTGGTATAGATGGCGAGTATAAACCTCAATATCATAGTGGAGTAGAATGGTTGGATTTTGCTACTGGGGCAAACAACTATCTCTCAGCAGTAACAAAAGTTATTGGAGATGTTGGCACTACGTCAAATGATTATAAAATAACATTCAATAGGGCTGGACTTTCTGCACTAACACTACAACTTGGTACCAATGCATTTAATAGTACTATAATTCCACAAGCTAGTATTGATGGAACTTATGGTCTTCTTCAGTTATCTTCTGGTGATAATGCGGATTCTAATAGAGGATTCACTCACTCAACTGATTTAATTTGGAATGATGGTATAAAGAGATTGTTTGTAGGTGGTAATATTCTATTTGCTGAAACAAACTTTAATAATTCAACTCCTGGTGTTATTGGATATATGGATAATCATTTCTTTGGTTATGCAAAGAACGATGCTAATACAGATTATGAGTGGAGGAGATTGGATGTCGATCCATTGAGTATTGGTGAAAATAATACTGCTGCAAACATTGGTCTATCTGGAGTAGGCTTATATAAGAATAAAACTGACTTAACCCTGAACTTTAAGAATATAAATTCTAAAGATTCGAGAGTTGTAGTGTCAGATAATGATACCCTTAAAACAGTAGACTTAACATTAAACTTAATTCCTAGGGCAGAGAATGTAAATCCAGTAACAACCAAGACATATTTTGGTAGCGTATTGGGTTCATTGGTTGGTGCAGACACTACAAATCCAACACTTAAAATTAAGAAATTAATATCTAATACAATACAGATAACCGAGAATGACAATGAAGTTATTCTTGAGGCAACTGGTGTAGGTGGTGGAGAATCAAATACAGCCAGCAATATTGGTAGTGGTATTGGGTTATATAAAGAAAAAGTTAGTGCTGATCTTAGATTTAAAACGATAAATACAACTGGTAAGCACTTAGTTGCATCCGCTAATCCAGATGGTTTAAGAGTTGATCTAAATGTTGACGATATATCTATCACTAATTTAAACATAGGTAATTATTTCATAACACAAGACGGAAGTAATTCGTTCTCGTTTACCCAGAAGTCGCTAGTTGATGGGTTAGCTACAGCTATTGCTTCTACAGATGATAGTGGCAGTATAAAAGTAAATGTAACCAAACCAATACCATCAGTTGTATGGTCGCCAATCCCAGGTTGGTCTGCTAGCACAACTCCTGGTCAGGGATTAATCTCTTGGAAATCAGTATTTTCGTCAGATATTAGATCTTCCTCTGTAACAGCGCCGACAGATATTGCAAAATTAAATATTGGTACTGGGTTATTTTATAATTATGCTACTAATACATTATCATCATTATCCAGTGGTGGTGCTACTACTGACTATTCTTTGACTGATATTTATAAATCCTACGAGAATACTTTGTCTTTCGTAGTGTCAGATTCTGTTGGCGGTGGGGTTTCATATGAGGTTTTATACAAGTTTGGTGCATTAGCTTTCTTGGATGAAGTTGCCATACCAATTGCAACATATACAGACAATCAAACTCCGCACATCGGTGGAGTGACGGTCACTAAGTCCACAAAAAACTCACCCCTTGAAAATAGAGACTCTTTAGTTTTAAACGAAGAGACTGGTGAGTTATCTTTTAATTTAGATCCAGTATTGTATAGCCCT